CAAACAACGCAATTCGTATTGGTGGCGGTAAGTATCTTTGGTTGCATCAGGCGAATGTAAGCACACCAGGTGCGATTACATCTAATGCCGTTGTAATCACAAACGGTAACGGCTACGTTACAGAAGCAAGAACAAATAAACTTGTTATTGGTACTGATGGCACCGCTACAAACATTACATCATACTCTATCGCAGCAAACACTACCCAGTTGGGTGCTTCTGCTGGCGGTACAAATACGGAGATTGCTTCTACATGGGCCATTTCAACATATGTTGATGGTAAAGTTGCTGCTGCAATTCCAACGCTTACTAACACCCAGGTTGGTTTTGGTAACTCGACCAACTATCTTGCTGGTAGTGCTGGTTTCACATTTAACACTTCTGGTAACACGCTTTCCGTTGGTAGTGTTACAGTAAACGGCGCTTCTGGCACTGTTAATGCAACGGCAATAAACGCAAGTGGCGATTTATCGGTTGGTGGAAACTTAACTGTTTCTGGTACCCTAACAACAATCAACACAACCAACTTAAACATCTCTGATCCTTTGATTCGCTTGGCGAATAGTAACGATACATCTGATATACTTGACATCGGTATATTTGGTTCATTCGGTAACGCAACCGTAACACAATACACGGGATTGTTCAGAGATGCATCAGATAGTGGTATCTACAAGTTCTTTTCAGGTGCGATTCCTGCACCAGGTACAACAGTTGATACAGCTAACACCAATTATACACAAGCTATACTGGCTACATATTTGTATTCAGGGGCATTAACAACGAATTCATCAATTGTTGCCATTCAAGCAAACACGACAGTTAATGTTAACATTACTGCTAATCTTGTAAGTACAGGTATACTTGATTCTCCTGGATTCTATTCAAACAGCACACTCCTTTCTTTAACAGCTAATGCAACATTGAACGTTGCAATTACTGCTAATACATTGACGCTTTCATCAGCGCTTATAGGAACATCTGGTGGTACTGGATTGAACTCATATACAGCAGAAGAGATTCTCGTTGCTAATTCAGCAAACGGCTTCAGAAAATTATCTGCTGGAGCAAATGGAACTGTCCTACAAATCTCAAGCGGAGTAGTCGCATACGGTACGCTTGATGGAGGCACGTTCTAAACAATTAGGACTTTATTATGGATACAGAGTTTGTTAACGTCTTTATACAAAAACAAAAAGACGTAATGATTGATAATATGCTTAAATGCGTCATGCTAGAGACTCGTTTGTCTCTAGCAGAGGCGCATACACAAAAAGTTGTAGAAGAACATAATAGAACTCTTCAAGAGCTTGAGCAGGTTAAGCAAAAATTACAAGAAGCTGAAAAGAAAATTGCTGGTACAATTCTTGGACATCTTCGAGAGCCATAATCTTATTAATCTATTTTATATAAAATAGAACAACGTCCTAGATAGGAAGCAGATGGGTAATAAATTTCAAACAAAAAGAACGTCAGTATCAGGACGTTTACCAAACACCACAAATAGTTCTAATACGTCGTATATTGATACGGGCGAAATTGCAATCAATATACCAGATGGTAAAGCATTTTCTTCAAATGGATCCGTTCTATTTGAGATTGGCGCCAATCTTACAAACCTAGCTGTTGCAAATAACATAACAGCAAACACATTGACCCTCAATGCTAATGGTTATATCAAGTTTAATGCCACGACAGCTAAACCAACTTTTTCTGAAGGTTTACTGTATTATGATAACGAAGAACATACCATCGTCCTATACGGAGATGGTACAGAATTTGAGATTAATGTAGGTCAGCGTGAATGGATTAGATGTCGAAACAGCACAGGATCGACAATTGTTAAAGGTAAGCCTGTTTATGTAACTGGTGTACATATCCCTGGTGACCCGGTGCATGGTCACCATCCAACAATTGCACTCGCAGACGCATCAGATGAGACAAAGAAAAACGTTATAGGTTTAACGGGTGAAGATATTGCTAATGGTACTTTTGGGTATGTCGTTGTTCGTGGATACATTGATGGTATTAATACATCAGCACTGACATCAGGCAATCGCGTACATCTTGGATTTGCTTCCCCCGGTGATCTTGTATCATCGGCACCAGAATATCCAAACTGGCCAATGGATGTTGGAATATGCTTAACATCTAATTCAACGGTCGGTACGTTATATGTTAATATCTTTGATCATTCATTTGAACGAATCAGAGTAGCAGAGTCTGCTTATATTGGTGGTGATTTAACTGTCGGTGGTTCTTTAAATGTAACAGGTAATGTACTATCGACATCTGTTAATAATTTAAATGTCAGTGATAACTTAATCTACCTAGGTACCGGTGATGCAATTACGAGTCCAACCTTTACTGGATCAGGTCTTAACGATGCTGCATTTAAGGGGTATTTTGAAGGGTTAAGCACAACGCACTATTATGTAAAAATTGATGGCGTTGGCGGCACAGACACATTTGCATGGTCTAAAGACAATTTTGCAACAACGATTGCAAGTGGTATATCAATAACAGGATTAAACCAAGCACTCGATAACAACATTTCTATTAAGTTCAATGCAACAACTGGCCACACGTTAAACGACAAGTGGGACGGTGTTGCCTCTCCCGTCAATGTGGACTTAGGATGGGTAGGCAATTACAATACAGGTGCACTATATGCACATACTGGCATATTCAGAGATGCGACAGATGGTGTATATAAATTCTTTGCTGGATATACCCCAGAACCAGATGCTGCTATAAATATTGACACCGGTCACGCATCTTTTGCTTTAGCTAACGTCAGTGCCAATACCTTCTTTGGTAATTTAATTGGTACAGCAAACAATGCTAACAATCTAAACGGACAATCAGCTTCGTATTACACGAACGCGACAAATATATCAACTGGCACGCTTGATACTGCTCGCTTACCAGCAACAGCAAACATTACAACATTAATAAATGTTGGTGCTAATGTAAGTATCAATACAACTGCTTTCTTTGTTGGTAATGTGACTGTCAATTCTATACTAACATCATCTTCCCTAACAGTTGGTCCATTTAGCGTTAACTCGACATCTGTAAAAATAACAAGTAATGATTTTCTTACGTTTAATGACAGCACCACTCAAAACACAGCTTTCCGTGTCTATGATAGCACAGGCACACGTATAGCCTAAATACAATAAAAAGGAGATACAATGGCCGTTCCTGCAACAAGAGCTGATTTTATTGAGTACTGCTTACGTAAGCTGGGTAAACCTGTAATTGAAATTAACGTCGATCCCGATCAAATAGAAGATCGCGTTGATGAGGCTATTCGTTATTATTGGGACTACCATTTTGATGGTACAGAGAAAGTTTACTACAAGCATGCGATTACGGAAACAGATATTGCCAACAAATATATCACGCTTCCGGAAAACATTATTGGTACTGTAAGAGTGTTTCCGATTGGTGATCCATCAATCCGCTCTGATGATATGTTTAACATTCGCTACCAGATTGCTTTGAATGATTTGTACACGTTAACGGCCTATTCTATGATTCCGTATTATATGGCGATGCAGCATTTGGCGTTGATATCGGAATTCCTTGTCGGCCAGCAGCCAATCAGATTCAGTCGTCACAGAGATCGTTTATATGTCGATACGAAATGGGATAATTATAACGTTGGTGAATTTCTTTTAGTTGAAGCCTATGAAGTACTCGATCCGGACACATACACAGATATGTGGGCTGATCGTTGGTTGCAAAACTACACAACCGCAAAAATTAAATATCAATGGGGATCTAACCTAACAAAGTTTATAGGTATGCAGTTGCCTGGTGGTGTCCAGTTTAATGGTGAAAAGATTTTCAACGATGCTCAAGCAGAGATTGAAATGATTAGCGCATACTCTCTGCCAGTTGCGGATATGATCGGATAATCAATTGGCAACCAACTTCTTTTTCAATAATTTTCAAAACAGCCAAGAGCAGCTGTTAATTGAAAACTTGATCATCGAATCTATAAAGATATATGGTCATGATGTTTTTTTTATTCCTCGTACGCCTATTGCCATTGACGTAATATATGGGGAGGACCCTCTCCGTGAATATGTATCAGCAATACCCATCGAAATGTTTATTAAAAATATTGAAGGGTTTGCAGGCGAAGGTGACTTCCTATCCAAATTCAATATCCAGATACGTGATCAGATTACCTTTTCCGTTGCTCGACGTATCTTTAGTGACGAGGTTGGTATTTACGATGATAAGGTAAGACCAAACGAAGGCGATCTAATTTACTTTCCATTGAATAGAAAAATATTTGAGATTAAATTCGTTGAACATGAAGCAATCTTCTATCAGTTAGGCGCTCTTCAAATGTATGATTTGAAGTGTGAATTATTCGAATACAACAATGAATATTTTGATACTGGTATTGAAGATATCGATAAGATGATGATCAAGTATTCGAACAGCGTGGAGAATTTTGCTCTTCTTACGGAAGATGGTCTTATTCTTACAGACGAATATGAGTATCCAATTGTCCAGGGTGAGTATGATATTAATGAGAATGATATAATGGCAAACAATGATGAGATAGAAGACGAAGCTGATTCTATTATTGATTTTTCAGAGCGTGACCCTTTTAGTGAGGGAGTTTATTAATGTTTGGACATACATTTTATCACGGAACTATACGTAAGTATGTTGTTTTATTTGGTACTCTTTTCAATGATATTCATATCAATCGACCTGATCCTACCCGAAACATAAATCATACTATTAAAGTGCCGATTGCATACGGCCCACGTGAAAAAGCATTAGCACGTATTACTGCTGATCCAAATTTAGATAGACAGCCTGCTATCGTCCTACCACGTATTGCTTTTGAAATAACTGATATTGCATATGATGGCTCACGTAAGCTGAATACAATTGGTAAAAGATATAAAGCATTAAATGATGATGCAAGTAAAGTTCGCTATCAATATAACCCTGTACCCTATAACATAAACGTTTCAATGACCATCATTGCAAAAACAACAGATGATGGTACGAGAATTGTTGAGCAAATTCTTCCTTTCTTCACACCAGAGTGGACCTCTACCGTAAATCTAATTCCAGATATGGATATGGCATTAGACATTCCAATCATTCTCAATGATGTACGACTAACAGATACATATGAAGGTGATTATGAGACACGAAGAGCAATTATGTGGGATTTAACTTTTACAATTAAGGGATATCTGTTTGGCCCAGTTCGTAAGAGCGGTATTATTAAGTTTGCAGACGCAAATATTTTCAATTCGCTATCTGCAAATACACAGCTTGCAAATATTAACGTGACACCCGGTTTAACGGCTAATGGGACACCTACATCAAACAGTGATAATAGTGTCGGTACATCATTCATTTATCCTGATGATGATTTTGGTTATATTGTAGCGACAAATGAATAAAGATCAAATTGCAACCACTCTTCAAATGGCACCACTTGCTTCGTTATCGGTTATTCCAGCGAGCAAGCAAGTGGAGGATGATTTTGAATATGCACGTGGTAATCTAATATCAGCAATCGAAAAAGGCCAGGAAGCGCTTTCCGGTATCTTGGATGTTGCTGGTATGTCACAGCATCCAAGAGCATATGAGGTAGCTGCTAAGCTAATGGATTCTGTATCTGCAGCAAATAAAGACCTACTTGAATTACAAAAAAGAAAAAAAGAACTGACAGGTGAGTCAGCAGCTCCAACGACTGTTAATAATAACTTGTTTGTCGGAAGCACAGCGGAGCTTCAACAACTGATAAAGAAACAAAATGAGCAAGTTAAATGAAGCGTATCTTGGTAATCAGAATTTAAAGCGTTCTAACGTAAAACATGCCTGGACGCAGGATCAGGTAAGCGAGTGGATGAAATGTGCTTCAGATCCCGTCTACTTCGTTGAAACGTATGTTAAGATCGTAAACATCGACAAGGGTTTAATAAACTTTGTTCCATATGTTTATCAAAAAGAAATCATAACAACAGCTGTAGAAGATCGCTTTGTTATTTGTAAGATGCCTCGTCAATGTGGCAAGACAACAACAATCGTTGGTATCATGTTGTGGTACGTTCTTTTCCATGAAACATACAGCGTTGCTATTCTTGCACATAAACTTTCACAAGCACGTGAGATTCTTTCTCGTATCCAATTAGCATATGAGCATTTACCCAAATGGTTGCAGCAGGGTATTGTTGAATGGAACAAAGGCAATATTGAATTGGAAAACGGTTCAAAGATTCTTGCATCAGCAACATCGTCTTCAGCAATTCGTGGTGGATCTTTTAACCTCGTGTATCTGGATGAGTTTGCGTTCGTTGAAAATAATATGCAAGAAGACTTCTTTGCTTCTGTCTATCCTACAATTTCATCTGGTCAAACATCCAAAGTATTAATTACTTCTACACCAAACGGTCTTAATATGTTCTACAAATTGTGGACAGATAGTGAAGAAGGTAAAAATGACTATAAACGAATTGACGTTCATTGGAGCCAGATGCCTGGTCGCGATGAAAAATGGAAAGCTGATACGATTCGCAACACATCTGAAGAGCAGTTCCGTGTTGAATTTGAATGTGAGTTCATCGGTTCATCACATACGCTCATAAGTGCTTCGAAGTTAAGGGTGTTGCGTTCAATAAAACCAATTGCGAGCAACAGCGATACCAGCATCTTTGCGCATCCCGAACCAACTCATCAATATATAACTATAGTTGATACTGCAAGAGGTGTGCAAGGGGATTATTCAGCGTTTGTTGTATTTGATGTATCAGAATTGCCATATAAAATAGTAGCGACATATAGAAACAACATGATTTCGCCGTTACTCTATCCTAACATTGTATTCCAGTTATCTAAACATTATAATATGTCTTACATATTAGTGGAGACAAATGATATTGGTGAACAGATTGCTAATATCCTTAGATATGATCTTGAATATGAAAATATCTTAACAACAACAAATAATGGACGAAGTGGACAAGTAATATCACCAGGATTTGGCCAAGCAACGCGTATGGGTGTGCGTACAACCAAATCTGTTAAACGAATGGGATGCATGGGCCTCAAAACCCAAGTTGAGAGTGATAAACTTTTAATTAATGATGAACGCGTTCTTTACGAGCTATTCCGTTTTGTAAATATTGGCGATAGTTATGAGGCCGAGGAAGGGCACGACGACTTAGTAATGTGTTGTGTGTTGTTTGGCTGGGCAATGGAACAGACGTACGTTAAAGAATTAACAAGCGTTGATTTAAGAAAAAAATTAGAAGAAGAGAATGAAAATTCAATAGAAGAAGACCTTTTAC